GTCTTCTACAAGTTTATCTGCTTCTGCACGATTTGATGTAGCAAAAATGGCATTAACTACGTCTTTGAAATACAGTCTATCAAATTTTTCTTGTACTAGCATATTTGGAGTTTTTCCAAGATCGTATTGACGATTGGCTTCTTGTACAGCATTGACATGCATCCAAACATTATGACCCATTAAAATAGCGTAACTAAAACTGTCCCAACTAGTTTTACCTTCTTTACCAATCTTATTTAGGTCACCTGGCTTATAGATACAGACATCTTTTATTCCAACCTGATCAATGATTGGACTAGATTCGAATCTATTAAAAATACCATCTTGTATTACAGCATCCTTAAATAACCTTGGATCAGTGGCATACTTCTTATCGTCGGCGCTGGCCTGCATTCTGTAAACCCACTTAGTCCTGTCTTCAGTTTCTGTTTGAATGTAAACTTGACCGTTAGCAGTTGCTAAGAAAGGACTTGCACAGTCAAAACTAATTGTAAAATTTTCGTTATGGTATTTGCGAACAGCACGTTGAATGTCTGTGAGTAGTACAGCCCATTCTAATTTACTTGTGCCCAAGAAGTGCATCCAATCATGTTGACCCTTTTCAAGAAGTCCGTCAAATCGTAATGCTACTAATCTCTTTAGTACAAGATGAATATCACACATGTTCTGTCCACCCATACCCCATCCGTTAAATGCACGATCACCGTAGATCTTTGTATCGCAATACTTCTTCATGCGATCATACCAATCATCTGCGTCGGCGTGATTTTCACCTTGAAGAACGTTTAGGAATTTACAATTACCGTTGCGATTATTAATAAACCAATCGTTATTAATGTAAGTGCCTTGTACTGCTTCTGCATAACTGTTAATGCCGGTGGCCGCACGACCAGCAGGACTACGAGCAACCCAAGCAGGAATATCAAGAATCATACCGTAGTCCATAAGCGTGTCCATCCAAGTTAATACTTGTTCACGCTTCTTTTGCGCCTTAGGACAGTTAGGATCCTTCCAATCAGCAGGCCAAACACCTTTACCAATCTGGAATCCGCCCGAGTCACCTAATACCCAACTTGTTGCACGATTGCGATTACGGAACATGTCTTCGCTGTGATCTACTTTATTAAGATCTAAGTTAGCATGACCTGCTGAATACAAACAGTGATCGTAATAAAACGCACCTTTGTCTGGATCCAGATAGTTTAGACTTTCTACCCCGTTAGTAAAACTAGCAGGAATACGAGCAGGGTCTACATAGTTGCCATATCTTTGCTTGCCGATAAAAGTAGAATAGAATCCACTTGTTGCCGGCAAGAAATAGGCGTAGTCGTTTTGTGTTGCTGTTAAATTCTTATTCAATTCTGCCCCACTTTATTTTTAGCCAGATTCTTTCATGTATGTAATAATCAATACTCAAAAGAATATGAAGTGCAGTAGCAAAGCCAGTAGCACTTCCTACATCGCCTGTAAACATGTAAGTCCACAAGATAGTAAACAACCAGGCAGTGATCCTGTATGTTACCATTCTTGTGATTGTTCTCTTTTTAGTTTCCATTATTTGCTTTGTGCTGGTAGGATGTAGTTGTATTCGGCAATACCACTGTCTACAGTAATCTGCATAGCACCTGCGTCTGCAATCTTCATAGTGATGTTGCCACCTAAGTTTAAGATGCTACGAACTTGTGTAACAGGCCATGCCCAAGTGTGCTTGAGTTTGCCAGTAACATTAGATTGAAAAACAAATGAACCTGCGTGACTACTTGCATCACCAAACAGAATTACAAGGTTACTATTTTCTGTACGAACTTGGAAAACGTTTTCTTCTGTGTGTGCATCTGCTTGTAGTTTCAATCTTTGAATAGAACTTACAGTAGGTTCAAACTCTACGTCCCATGCCACAGACTTCATCTTAACTGACTTGAGTTTTTCGTTGATGATTTCACTGTTCATAAAACGATAGTCGTTCTGGAAGTCACCGCTTGCATTTTCAAAGTGTAGTCCTGTAGGAACAACGTTACCATTGCGCTCTGCACTGACTACATTGATCTGTGCGTTCTCTTTGTACTCTGGATTCTTTAAATGCAAGTTTAGTTTGTCTAAGTTAGGCATACCAAATGTACCCTTGAACTCAACTACCGGCTTGTGTGCAGTTGCACTAACGATAACACTACGGTCATCAGCCATAGATTCGATTGTAGTGGTTTTGTCGTCACCTGTAACTTTAACCAATGGCAAGAAGCCTAGGCTATGTGTATGTGCAACAATGTCTTGTAAAATATCTTTCATTATAATCTCCTATAGTTAAGT